TACAGAGACGATTCGGGTATTGAATTTTTAAAAAAATCAGGAGTTGAAATTGAAAAGCTGGACACTTGAAGTAGAAGAGGATCCCAAAACTGGAGATTGCATGTTGACCTTTCCTCCGGATCTGCTAGAACAAGCAGGATGGAAAGAAGGTGATACATTAGAATGGATTGATCAAGGTGATGGTACTTGGCAATTGTTAAAAAAGAATGTATAATAAATTATGAGTAAAATTAAAATTGCAGAGCTGTTTTACAGCATACAAGGTGAAGGACGCTATATGGGTGTGCCTTCTGTTTTCTTACGTACATTTGGATGCAACTTTAAATGTGCAGGCTTTGGTATGCCACACGGTAAGATTAGCATTGAAGCAGATGACATTGCATACACTCATGCAAATATTGAATCGTTTCAAAAATACGAAGAACTTCCTCTAGTGTCTACAGGATGTGATAGTTATGCTAGCTGGCATCCTGCTTTTAAAGATCTTAGTCCAATGCTTACTAGTGAAGCTATTGTAGATCGCATTATGGAAATTATTCCGTTTAATGAATGGCGTGATGAGCATCTAGTCATTACAGGCGGTGAGCCGTTACTAGGGTGGCAACGTGCTTATCCTGAGTTGCTAGAACATCCTAAAATGAAATCTTTGAAAGAAATTACTTTTGAAACAAATGGTACTCAAAAACTTGATCCTAAATTTAAAGATTATTTGATTAAATGGGGTTTAAAAGAAAGAGGATACAATAAACTTACGTTTTCAGTTAGTGCCAAACTAAGTTGTTCTGGGGAGGAACGGCATGAAGCAATTCGTCCAGATGTTATACGCGAATATGAGGAGGTAGGCTACACATATCTTAAATTTGTAGTAGCGACAGAAGAAGATGCAGAAGAAGCAATTGAAACAATCGACATTTACAGAGCCGAAGGGTTTGCGGGACCCGTATATCTTATGCCAGTTGGCGGGGTGGAGTCTGTTTATAGTCTTAATAATCGTAGGGTCGCTGAATTAGCAATGAAGAACGGATTACGTTATTCAGATCGTTTACAGGTACCATTATTTAAAAATGAGTGGGGAACTTAATGAAAAAATATATTAAAAAAATATTTGGTATTGATAAAATTGAAGAAACCAAAGCAAAATTAGAAACTGAGAAAGAAGCATTACAAGCTGCAAGAGATAAAGCAGTTGCAGAAACTGTAAAAGCACAAGAAGAAGAAGAACTTGCTAAAATAACTCCAAAAGAACGTGCTACTAGAAAAAAAGAACCTTGGGTTGCAGTTTTACAAACACATGTTAATAAAGAAAATTTAAGAAACGGTTTTTTTGAACTTGACTGGAATGAATACTTTGTTGTACAATTAAAACAACAAGGCTATGGTCTTGACGGTGACCCAGACGAAGAAATTGTAGATCGCTGGTTCCGTGCATTATGTAATGATATTGCGGGAGATGAAGGTATTAATATGGATCGTCGCGGTGCAGGTTATATTAATGTTCAACAAATTGGTTCAGGAAAATCTGAGGTTTCATGACATATATTCTAGTCGATACGGCTAATACATTTTTTCGTGCTCGTCATGTAATTAATGGCGATACTGATATGAAGCTCGGTATGGCTTTTCATATTACTTTAAATTCTATTAAAAAAGCATGGAAAGATTTTAATGGATCTCATGTAGTATTTTGTCTCGAAGGACGCAGTTGGCGTAAGGATCACTACGCTCCTTACAAACGCAATCGTGCAGAAACTAGGGCTGCTCTTACCCCCTCTCAACAGGAAGAAGATAAACTATTTTGGGAAGCATTTGATACATTTAAAGAGTTTATTACAGATAAAACTAACTGTACTGTGATGCAACATCCGCAATTGGAAGCTGACGATTTAATTGCTGGTTGGATTCAGAGTCATCCTAATGACGATCATGTTATTATTTCAACCGATACTGATTTTGTACAATTAATTGCTTCCAATGTTAAACAATATAACGGAATAACTGAAACAACTATTACACACGAAGGTTATTTTGACGACAAGGGAAAATCAGTTATTGATAAAAAAACCAAAGAAGCAAAAGCTGCTCCTGACCCCGAATGGTTATTATTTGAAAAATGTATGCGAGGAGACACTAGTGATAATATCTTTAGTGCATATCCGGGTGTTCGTGTGAAAGGTACAAAAAATAAAGTTGGTCTTACAGAAGCATTTGCTGATAGAAATAGTAAGGGGTTTAGTTGGAACAATTTAATGTTGCAACGATGGATTGATCATGAAGGCCAAGAACATCGTGTACTTGATGATTATCAAAGAAATTGTCTGTTAATCGATTTAAGAAAGCAACCAATTGAGATTAGAGAAATAATTAAAAATACAATTAACGAATCCATATCAGCAAACAAAGATGTTGGACAAGTTGGTATTAAATTATTAAAGTTTTGCAATCTGTATGACCTAAAAAAGATTTCTGAACAGGCGCAGACTTATGCAGAACCGTTAAATGCAAGATATAAAGCAACAGAACTAATGACAAGGGAAGTATGATGACAGAGTTACATGCAAAACCAATCATTGAAAATAAATTTTGGGTGATAGAAAAAGATGGCAATCGATATGCAACACTTCGAAAAGATGAAGAAGATCGATTCGTGATGAGTAATTCCACAGGAATTAAAATTTTTAAAAATAAAGAAAGTTTAACAAAACAATTTGGCAACGATTTTTTTATTGCTAAAATTATTAAAGAAAGTCACAATGCTCAAGAATTAGAAGTACATGGTTATGCTACGAGTGTTGTTCCGCATAATCCCTTATATGATATTAAAAGAAAACTGCCTCTGTTTACAAAAAGTGAGGACAGCAAAAGTCTTTATTGCGCAGGACACTATATAATTAAATTTGAAAAAGGTTGGGTAAAAAGTTTTTGTCCAAAGTTGATTACTTTGCAAAGATATGATTACCGAGGACCTTATAAAAATGAGTGTGATTTAAAACAGGCCATAAACAATGTCAGTAGATAATTTACCAAATCGTTTAACCAGCGTAGAAAAATTGGTTCAAAGACTTAAAAGTGCAGAATTAAGCAATCAAAAAGAAATACGTATTACTACTCAAGAAGCCAGAGAGATTATAACTGATTTATCCATCTTAACCTCTAAAATGGCTAATCATATTCAAGAAATCAACGAAAGACTTAAAAAATTAGAAACTAACCAGGGTGTAGTCGAAGTTAAGATGGATGGCGGGTCTTTCTAAAAAAGATAAATATATGCGTATATAATTTGGATACGCATTATGAGTAGACCTAAACCAAAAGTTCTTTTAGAATACGGAAGTAAGGACAATTATAAATTAGAACAGATTTTAGAAGCGGAAGCAATTTGGGCCGTATTCTATAAGGGCCAGCCCTTTAATCTAAAAAGCGGAAGTATGGTTGCAAGCTATCCTGGACCAAAATATAAAAAAGTTTCATTTAGTAATCCAGGCCATGCGCACAACCTTGCTAAAAAATTAAATAAAATGTTTAAGACTTCTGACTTCTCAGTTTATAAGTTGACTACCGGTGAAGAAATCAAAAATTAAAATTGAACAAAAAGATCAATTTACAACTGTTTTTTTAAAAGCAGCAAGTATTGAAATAACTGATACAAAATTTAAAGATTATAAAAATGCTTGGTGGCTAAACTTTAGACATAAAGACGACGGCGGACTACGATTATCAGATCAAGGAATTGAGTTCGTTCAAAAATATGCAGACATAAAAACATATTTTATAGAATTTCCAGAAGATTTAAAAATTACACCTCAAATTTTAGTCTGGCTCGACAACTTTATTAAATCCCCATATCATATAGGAAAAAAAGGAATAACTGTGCTGTCCGAAATAGCTGCATTTGAGTTATACTTATTTTCCGGAGATGTTCAAAAACTTGGCTCAAACAAAGCTATGGCCAAGAGATTTGCTCAAGATTTAAACAATTAAATCCTGTCTGATTTAAATATTATCATGAAACTTAACCCATTGAGTATTTGTAAGAAAAGAAAAGTAAATTTTTTACCAGTACATTTTTCTAAAATAGCCGTCAATGACGAGAGCTTATTTTTTGATAACGGTTTGGTAGATTGGATTGAAAACAAACTCAACGGAAGATATGCTATTGTAACATTACCTTATGTAATAGAAAATAGCAAAACAACTACTAAAACTTTTGTAGCCTTTGAGGATTCAAAAGAATTAACATATTTTATGTTAGCTTACCCAAATTTAAGGAGAAACTGATGAACGAAGAACAAATGACACAGACTGCACCAGAAGCAGCAGCAGCACCTACACAAGCTGCACCAGAAAAAGAAGGAACAGAATTAAATATTGGCGACCTTCAATCATTAAAAGCAATTATTGATATTGCAAGTCAACGCGGAGCATTTAAAGCAACTGAACTAGAAGCTGTTGGAAAAACGTATAATCGTTTAAACAAGTTTTTAGAAGAAGTAGCTAAAGGACAATAATTATGGCAATTAAGCACGTAGGCAAAATGAAAAACAACGGAGCAAAAGTTCTTGTTGCTTTTCGTACATTGCCCGGAGATCCGTATTTTGCATTA